CAGTATCTAATGCAATATTAATATTATCTAAGTTTTCAGAAATAATATCCATTAATTCTACAGTATAAGCACCAACGAATTGTGAGAATATAGAACTAGCACTAGCATCTGCTGTACTCCATTTTTGCGTAGCATAATTGTAAATAATTACTTTATCACATATACCAGTTGTGTTTGCAGTATTACTAGCAGATGGATATAGCCATAAAGCTAATTGATTAAATGGATCAACTGCTGCACATATTCTATCACTAAATGCTTTGTTTAAATCTGTATCAAAAAATCTATTTACTTTTTCTGCACCGATTGAAATAACTTGATCTCCATTCAATTCATAGAAACCATCATCTGCATAAAAGAATACTCTACGATTATCTTGGCAAACAGTTCTTCCTAATACTGCACCTCTATTAGGTGAGATTACTGATAATCTAAATACAGTTGCACCACCCACATAGTCCATACGAATTATTTGATTTTGCCTAAATACATAACCTATCTCACCAGAAGTTATATGTGTTATCTGTCCACCTGAACCAGGTAAATCTTGTAAGTCGGATTGTTTAGTTCCAGATTGCCAAGTTGTTAAATCATTAATACCTGACCATTGAATTCTATTTGAATTGTTTGTGTGGTTTCCTGTTACAAAAAAATCTCTAACAACACCTGAAACTTTGAATACAGGAACTGTACCACTTGTTCCTATGCTAGATAAATTTGCAAAATTAGTTGATGTACCCATTTCATAATATTGTGGTGCATCTTTACCATTACTAGCAACAACAAATTGTCCAAATTGTGTAAAAGTAAAATAGTCTGTATTAGTTCCTGTCAAACTGGATTTTCTTGAAGTAAATGTACCACCATCAAGTTGAAAAATATCTGTATTATTTGCAACAAAGTTAAATACATTATTTGAGTTATCTCTGAAAGAACCTGCACCTCTACTATTTGAGGTAATATTATTTGATGAATAAGCAACTAATGAAGGAAATCGTTTGTAAGATTGTCTAGCAAAGTAAACATTGTTAGCTGTGTTTGCACCTGGATTTAAATACTCAGGTTGATCTGGTAGCCATTCTCCAAAGGGTATTTGCATTATTCTCCTATTGGTTATTGTTTGTTACAAATTTAGATACATCATTAAATGAACCTGCAACAGTTACATCACCTCTTTGTTGTAATGGTGCATTTCCATATTGATCTTCTCTATCATTTCTCTCTAATCTTTCCATAGCAGTTGTGTACATTCCTTGCCATTGTTGAAGTCTTTGAGGATCAACACCACCTAAAAAATTAGCAGCATGATATAATGAACCATATAAATAAATTGCAGGATGACTTGCTAATATATAATTAGAAGTATTAGTATCTGATAAAGCTGCAAACTTAGCATAATAATTTAATGTTCCTGTGTATGCAGAATCTGGAATGGGTGCAAATCTAAAACTATCACCAAGTATAGTATATGCTGAAGGCATACCAGTTGTAGATGAACCTCTAATTTGATCCATTTGAGCTGGAGTAATATATTTTAAAGCATACTTAGTTCCACCTGATGTAATAAAAAAATCTCTTACTTGTAAAAAATCTGTAGGCAAAGATTCTGTTTCTGAATCTATTGTAATAGAAGTTGAGGTAATCATTTTTCTAACTCTTAATTTTGAGTTAAGATCAGCTTCTGTCAGAACAATAAAATCATTAGCTATCTCAGTTGTTAAATCTGATCTATTTAACCAGTTAGCTATTGATGTTTTTAAATCTGAATATGATGCAAGTGCCATTATATTTTACCTTCTGCGGTTCTAAAATATTTAAACTCATTACTATTTAATTTTGTTTTTAATATTTTATTTTGAACTTCTTTAGGAAGTGCAAACCAATTACTATCTCCATTATACTCTTTTGCCCAAACAGATAAAGCTAAAGTTGGAATAGAAGCTACTCTTTTTAAATCTCTTGATTTAGAATAACCATCATCTTGATTTAATAATATTTTATTATGTTTTAAATGAGGATCTATATTAACTTCTTCATTTACAACAATTTTTTTTTCCATTTCATCTAATGAAAAAGTTTCTTTTTTTAAACCATCAACAATTGTATCTTTTTTCATCTACCTTGACCTTTATATCTTGTTTGTTTTTTTTGTCTGCTTTCTGATTTGTTCTGAGATTTTTTATGACAACCTGGTCTTTTTTTAGGTTGATCTCTTGGAACAAAGTGAACAAACTTTTGTCTAGCCACTAAGCACTCATTTCAGTAACATATACATTTGTAGATGAACCATGAAATACTGCAATCTTTTCGCCAGGTGAAACTTTTAACATTTCTATTTCACCAGATGGTAATAAAGCTGATGTTGCACTTGCAGTAGGTGAAGCACCTAAAACAAAATGACAATTAGCATCTCCAACTATTCTTATGTATTCAGTTTGTGAACCAAATGCAGCAGAAGCTGTTGAAGAATTATTAGTATTAAGTTTCTGTGTAGTGCCAGGTCTTAAAGCATAATTATAACTCATTTTTTTTCTCCTAATTAATTAAGGGGGAAATACCGCTAGGCAAGATCCCCCAAATATTGTTATATACTATTATCTTCTAATTACGAAAGTAATTTCCATTTTAGAAGCATTTGATGAACCACCATCAGTAATACATTCAATAGTACCATCTTCAGCAACAGTATTTAAAGCTGTTGGAGAAGCAGTTGCTACTCTACCAGCTGAACCAGATGCTGTATGACTTATAGCACCACCAGTTACTGCAACACCACCTATTTCAAAAGAGATAGCTGCTGTGCCAGTTGTAGTTGCTTTGTTGTGAGTGATGATTTTTACAATTTTTCCACCATCAGGTACACAAACAAAAGTTGATGAAGCTGTTGAAACATCTGGAATTGCAGATGTTAAAAAGTAATCGTTTAATGTTCTCATTTTTTTATCCTATTTATTTGCTTCGTTCCGTCATTGACTTCAAAGACCAAACAAAATTGTTAATTGAATGATGGGGGATAATTCCCCCACCACTTTAGATTTATTATGAAGTAGTTAAATCTGTGATTAAACCACTTGCTTTTTCATTTCTTGACTCAAGAGTGTACTCAGCAACCATAAATCTCTGATCTGCGTCTGCAGTCTGAGCTGGTGTTTGTAGAGCAAAATCTCTAAGGAAAGAAACTGCCCAGAATTCCATATCTAGAATGTGAGCATCTTGTCCGATTTTAGCAGCAGTACCATTAGCACCTCTGATAAATCTGTTTGGTGATACTTGCATAGTTCCAAAGTCAGATTCGTACACATCAATAGAAGTAATTAATCTTCTATCTTCCGCAGCATCAAATCTAGTAGAACCGCCTGTAAAGCCAGATAGTTTCTGTTTATTGAAAGCATTAACCATAATCATGTTAGGGTTTCCACCTGCATTAAAACAGCTAACTAAAACACCTTTTAACTGATCTTCAGTAAAAGCTCTTTGAGTTCCATCTGTTCTTATAGCACCATTACCAGCACCAGAACCACCAGCACCTGCATCAACATTAGTTTCGTACCAAGTTGGACATCCACCAAGTTTTCTTGCAGTTGTAGCATTACCAGCAGACTTAGCAACATTAGATAAAAGAGCAGTTTCCATATCTCTTTTTAATTCTTTTGCAGCTTTAGCTACTTGATAAGCCATCTCATTATTTCTTCCAGCAGAAGTTACAGCTTCGTTAGTTGCAGTAACTTGAATTCCTTTAGTAGAAATTTGAGTGTGGTTATTTTCCAATGTAGTTGGTGACATTGTTCCATAAGTAATGTCAGCACCTTCAACAGCAGCATTTGCAGCAACATCCGCTAGTGCATCTGTTTGCCATTGGTGTAAAGTATTAGTTGCTTTTGTTTTTGCAACTCCAGACATAAAAGGTGTTTCTGTTGGACTAATTGAATAAATTATGTCCGCTAGATCCTCTCTTATACCTATAGTTTGGTATGTTTGGTATTTAGCCATTTGTTTTCTCCGTTAGGTTATTGTTTATAGATAACGCATCAGTAAATCGGTAGCATCTTTTGCATTACCGCTTTTCTTCAACGCATTAATCTTCTTCAACCTAGACTGACTATTCAAATCTTCCTTAGTAG